TGGAACTGGGGGGTCTTGGAACTCAAATATCTATAGAGGGTCTTGGCCCAAGGGACCAGGAAAGATCCCTCCGCCTCAATCTTGTGCGAACAAAACTCGACGGATTCCAAAATACCCTCAAAATCTGTGGGGCACAGCTCGTACTCCTTGCAGGTGTGACCCAAAGCAAGGTACTTGGCTGGGGCGTCCTCCACGAACGCCTCCACAGAATCATCTCCCATGGCTATGCACCATTCGGCGCCAATAATTTCCGCCATCAAGCAGCGGATTCTTGAATTCATGGAAGATGTCAGGTATGATCCTGACTTCATAATGCCAGGCAGCTCCTGCGCAATCAAGGTGCCGTCTGACAATTGAAACAGACTGAGACTGAAACAAGCAAACCGGTTTCGTACCGCGTTCAACAGGCGCGGATTGTCTTTAAGGCTTGGCTCCATTAATTTCAATCTCATATATAGTTCCGCCTCAAACTCCCACTCTTGGACGGACCAATCGAACCCCGAAATATCTGCACAAGCAGCTCCGGCTCGACTGGATTTCATTTTGAGATCGGAGAACAGCTTTTGAGCCTGGTCTCGCAGGGCTAAGCCCATGCCAGGCTTGGAAGGAATCTCAGACCACAGAGAGATTTCAAAACGATTCTGTGCTCCAAAAAGCAGTCTCTCAATGATTTGGTCCACGACGGAAACTGATGATATCAAACGATATCTACGTTGCTTCATCTTCTTCCGGGTGTGCGGCTCCTGTTTGACAAATATCCTAACAGGATCGCAGAAGCCGTTCTCTACTAGATCAACTGCGGTAGCATGGCTAAGATCGGCATCTGATGCCAATAGTAACAAACGTTCATAAGCGCAATTGACTAGCATAAGGCTGTGTTTACTGATTAATTCCTCGTTGGTAGCAGCTATGGCCGCAAAAGGCGCCCCGGGGGAAGCATCGCGCTTGATTTCTGTGCGAACAATTGATAACAAGCGTTTCTTCAATTCCACTTCGTCCCATGAACGAAGCACGGGATCGACTGGTCCTCGGGGATACTTAAGCAGCAACCGATCGCAGGCCTCAATTAAGTTTGGCGGGGC